TGCCTAGTTTGGCTATGGTTTGGTCGAGTTCGTCTGCTTCGCAGTCGCCTGTCTCGTTGTACGCCATAAGCGCAAGCCATGCGTGGGCAATCTGTGCTTGGGTCAGGTAGATGGGGAATGTGTCGGGTTGACGAGGGGTTTTCATGATGTGCTCCTGATTAGATTGAGTAGGTTTGAACGAGGGTTGCGCCTTGCCACATCTCGACAACGTGGCTTGACTTGGTGAGGGCGTCGAACAAGAAGATGGCGTCGAATTTAGTGTCTGCCTTGAACGTGCGGTCGATGCCTTTGTGACGTGAGATTACTGTGAACATGATGTGCTCCTGATTGACAGAAAAAAGAATAACGGCCAAGCCTCCCGCTTGCGCCGTTCGGAAAAAACTGATGCGGACACGCTGTCCGCATCGTGTCGAAACAAACTCAAGCCTTGAGTTGCATAGTAGTGAAGCGGCGCTTCTCTGCCGCCGTGAGTGCTTTCCATTGTGTGAACAGCTTTGTGACTGGGTCAGTCTTGTTGGCCGTGGTCTTCTTAGGCTTGGGCATGTCTGCCTTGGGGTAACACACGGACAAGACCCTGTTCATTGCTCGCTCGGCGGCTGTGTCCCGCTTCACGAACGTCATACCCTGCAAGCCCTGCTTGATAGGTTCGTTGCCATGCTTCTTCGATGCCCATTCCATAGCGAACGGCTTCGCCTCGGCACGTGATGCAATGCCCAACTCCATGAGGCGGACAGCGAACGATGCGGACTGGTTGTCCGCATCTGTGAACACGGCGTAGATAGCCGCGCGGTTGATTGCAAGTTTCATGAGTAAGCTCCAAATAAAAAGCCTCGCAAAGTGGCGAGGCAGCACAGCGGTCGAGGCAATCCCCAACCGATGAATCTATTATAGCACAACAGGTTATAGAGAACCCTTGACAGCGTGGCTGTGCGGCGTATTTGGCATATGCGAACCCCACCATACCCCCACCAACCCATATACAGCGGAGGGCGACGTCGTCCCGTGAACACTATTGCGTAGCCGCACCGAGTATTTTGTAAAATCTTAGACAATTCCCAGCAAATCAGGGTTTACCCCACCCCCTAAATTTTTTAAAAAATTTGAAAAAACCTCGTGTCAAACGCTACACATACAAAAAAACCCCAGCCTTGTGAGCTGGGGTTGAAGGGAGGCCGAAGCCTCCAAGGAGAAGCAATGGTCACCCACTACCGGAAGTTAGTGTACACTCCGCCCAAACACAACGCAAGGACAGCGCACAATGTTCGAACACTTGGTGCAATTTGAGCCGGGGGTCACCAACCCGGATTTTGTAGAACTCGATGACGCCGAGCCGGGGGAAGTGTTGTCCGCCCAGCACAAGACGGTCGAGTGGTTGGAAGAACTGGGCGTGCGCCCAGACGCCGTACAAGATAAAGAGCAGCAGACCGAAGCAGCCCGTACTGCTTTCGGGGCATTGACGACAAACGCTGAGACTTCAGAGCAAGTGGCCAACCTTGTGGCCATTAAAACACCAGAGGCCGTGCGTCACTTAACGGGCATGCTGGCCGCCTACGACTGGGAGTTCGTGCAGCAGGCCAAAGAAATTCGCGGCTACGCCGTGGCCCAGCTTATTGAAGAGACTAAGTCCACCAACGCCAACATCCGCTTAAAAGCACTGGGCCTACTTGGCAAAGTTACGGAAGTGGGCCTGTTCACCGACAAGGTCGAGATCAAAAAGGTGGAGCTGTCCGATGCCGAGATCGACGCTAAGATCAAAGAGAAGCTCAACCGCTTCATGGGCGTCATCGACGTGGTCGATGTGAGTGACGTATCAGAAACAGAATCAGATGAACCTAAAAGCTCTGACCAGTCTGACGAAGCCTGAGCTTGCGGCGCTCCAAAAGGCTCTGCCCACTATGACGGTGGCGGAGAAGATCGAGCTTATGGATATGTTGGACGTCAGGGAGCGGCGTGCCAGCCTCAAGGCGGCTAGTTCTGGCATGCTGGGGTTTGCCAACGCGGTGTATCCGGGGTTTAAAGTGGGGCCGCACCACAGGAAGCTGGCCAAAATCTTCGAGGATGTGATTGCCGGCAAGAAAAAGCGCGTCATCATCAACATTGCGCCACGTATGGGCAAGTCAGAGTTCAGTTCATATTTGTTTCCAGCGTACTTTTTAGGTAAATTCCCTGAGAAGAAGATCATTATGGGCACCCACACTGCGGGTTTGTCCGAAGACTTTGGCCGTCGGGTGCGTAACTTGATTGATTCGGAGGAGTATGCTGAAGTTTTTAACCAAACTATCGTGGCCGCCGACCAAAAAGCTGCTGGCAAGTGGTCTACGAGTGCTGGAGGTCAGTATTACGCTGCTGGTGTTGGTGGCGCTCTGGCTGGTCGTGGCGCTGATCTGTTCGTTATTGACGATCCCCACTCTGAACAGGACGTAAAGACCAACTCACGTCTGGCTTTTGATACGGCGTGGTCGTGGTTCCAGACGGGCCCGTTGCAGCGTCTAATGCCGGGCGGTGCGATCATTGTAATTATGACAAGATGGTCACTTTTGGACCTGACTGGCCGCCTGATTGACTACCAGACCAAGAACCCAGAGGCTGTGCCGTGGGAAATCGTGGAACTACCGGCCATCTTGAACGAAGACACCGAGGATGAGAAGTCCCTCTGGCCAGAGCAGTGGCCGCTGCATGCGTTGAAGCAGGCGAAAGCGTCGATGGACCCCCAGTACTGGAACGCCCAGTACATGCAGCAGCCGACATCCAACAATGCGGCCATCGTGTCCAGAAAAGCGTGGCGGATTTGGGATGCCGAAGAACCCCCCAAGTGCGACTACATCATCCAGTCATGGGATACGGCCTTTGAAGCCAAGACTCGGTCTGACTACTCCGCGTGTACAACGTGGGGTGTTTGGTACAACGAGGAGGAAGGCCATGTGCCCCAGCTCATCTTGCTGGACGCGTTCAAAGATCGGATGGAGTTCCCAGAGTTAAAGGCCACAGCGCTGAAACATTACCGAGAGTGGGAGCCCGATGCGTTCGTGATCGAAAAGAAAGCTGCCGGCGCACCGTTGATCCAAGAGTTACGCAACATGGGCATCTTCGTCCAAGAATTTACACCGAGCCGCGGAAACGATAAGATCGTGCGTATGAACGCTGTGGCCGACCTCTTTAGTTCAGGTAAAGTCTGGGCACCCGACACGCGCTGGGCGCGTGAAGTGATTGAAGAAGTCGCATCGTTCCCGAACGGCGAGCACGATGACTACGTGGACACGACGTCTCAAGCTTTGCTGCGCTTCCGCCAAGGCGGCTTTATTCCATTGGACAGCGATGAGAAAGACGACCCCGTCTTCTTCAAGCGCAAAACACACGCATACTATTAAGGACCACCATGGCCATCGACAAATCCCTGTACCAAGCCCCCGTAGGCATTGACGCCCTTGCAGAAGACGAGGAGCCGATTGAAATTGAGATCGTTGATCCTGAAGAAGTCAAGATTGGCATCGGTGGCATGGAGATCGACCTGATCCCCAGCAAAGACAAAGACGACGAGGAAGGCTTTGATGACAACCTTGCCGAGTACATGGACCAAAGCGCGATGCAGTCGTTGGCCGGCGATCTGGCCGCAGTGGTCGATCAAGACAAAGCCAGCCGCAAGGATTGGGAGAAGGCGTACACCGAGGGTTTGAAGCTGCTAGGTCTCCAGTACGAAGAGCGCACAGAGCCTTGGAACGGCGCGTCCGGCGTGTTCCACCCCATGATTACTGAGGCGGTGGTCAGGTTCCAGTCAGAAACAATCACCGAGATGTTCCCAGCCGCGGGCCCAGTGCGCACCAAAATTGTCGGTAAAGAGACTCCAGACAAAAAAGATGCCGCCCTGCGCGTGCAGGAGGACATGAACTACGAGTTGACTGAGGTCATGCGCGAGTTCCGCCCAGAACAAGAACGCATGCTGTGGTCACTGCCGGCCACCGGCTCTGCTTTTAAGAAGGTTTATTACGATCCTAATTTGGGACGTCAGGTGTCGATGTTTGTCCCCGCGGAAGACATTATTCTGCCGTACGGAACGACCGACATGGACACTTGCTACCGCTTGACACACGTCATGCGTAAGACCGAGAACGAAATCAAAAAGCTCCAGCAAGCTGGTTTCTACCTTGACTGTGAGTTGGGTGAAGCCACGAAAGAGCAAACGGACATTCAAAAAGCCAAGGACAAAGAGACGGGCTTCAGCGACATTGATGATGACCGCTACACAATCCTTGAGATTCACGCGGACTTGGACCTTCAGGGTTACGAGGACACCGATGGTGACGGAGAAGAGACAGGCATTGCGTTGCCGTACGTGGTGACCATGGTGAAAGGTACGAACGACATCTTGGCAATCCGCCGCAACTGGAAGGAAGACGATGACTTGCGCCTCAAGCGACAGCATTTTGTACATTACCAGTACATACCGGGTTTCGGTGCCTACGGCTTCGGTCTGTTCCATCTCATCGGAGGCTTTGCCAAGTCAGCGACGTCAATCATGCGTCAACTGGTGGACGCTGGAACGTTGTCTAACTTGCCCGGCGGTCTCAAGTCACGGGGACTTCGCATCAAAGGTGATGACACTCCAATTGCACCGGGCGAGTGGCGCGACGTAGACGTCGGCTCCGGCAACATGCGCGACAGCATCTTGCCCCTCCCATATAAAGAGCCAAGCGCCGTGTTGGCAGGTTTGCTAGACAAGATCGTGGAGGAAGGCCGTCGCTTCGCCGCTACTGCGGACATGAAGGTGTCCGACATGTCTTCCCAAGCCCCTGTGGGTACGACCCTTGCTTTGCTAGAGCGTCAGCTGAAGGTGATGACAGCGGTGCAAGCCCGTCTGCACTACGCGTTCAAACAAGAGTTGCGTTTGTTGGCAGCCATCATCCGCGACTACACAGACCCAGACTACGAGTTCCAGCCAGAAGAAGGCAGCCGCACAGCCAAGCAGTCGGACTACAGCGCTTGCGACATCATCCCAGTAAGCGACCCTAATGCTGCGACGATGAGCCAGCGTGTGGTGCAGTACCAAGCCGTGATCCAGATGGCTCAGATGGCTCCTGATATTTACGACCTGCCGCAGTTGCACCGCAACATGTTGGAGGTGTTAGGCATCAAGAACGCAGAGAAGCTCATCCCGTTGGAAGACGACATGAAGCCGACCGACCCCGTGTCTGAAAACCAAGAAGTGCTCAAGTGTGCACCGGTCAAGGCGTTCCAGTACCAAGACCACGAGGCCCACATCAAGGTGCACATGGCCATGATTCAGGACCCCATGATCCAGCAGTTGATTGGCCAGAACCCCAAGGCTCCGCAGATGCAGGCAGCACTTATGGCCCACATTGCCGAGCACACAGGCTTTGCCTATCGTCAGAAGATCGAGCAGCAGCTTGGTATGGCGTTGCCGCCCGAGGACAAGAAGCTGCCGATCGAGGTCGAGCTTGCACTGTCCAACATGATGGCGCAAGCGGCTAATCAAGTACTTCAGCAGAACCAAGCGCAAGCGGCGCAACAAAAAGCGCAGCAAGCTGCCCAAGACCCTGTTGTACAAATGCAACAACAAGAGTTGCAACTCAAGCAGCAAGAAGTCCAGACCAAAGCCCAAAAGGTGCAAGGAGACTTGGAGTTGGCGCAAAAACGCCTGCAAATGGAAGCCGCCGACAAAGCGGACAAGATGCACTTGGAAGAAAAGAAACTGGCCGTTACAGCCGCGACAAACCGCGATCGCTTAGTTGCCGAACAAGAACGTGCCGGTACCCAAATGGGTATTGACATCGCTAAGTCCCGTCAAGGGCTCAATAAACCAACCGGAACACCTAAGAAATGATCCAAGACTTCGCACGCGTATTGCGCGAACAAATACGCACCGACATGAACAATTATGCTGACGACGTCGCCACCGGCGTTTGTCAGGACTTTGCTCAGTATCAAAAACTCTGCGGGATGATTCAGGGTCTTGCCCTTGCAGAGCGTTACATCATCGACCTTGCTGAGAAAGTGGAGAAAGCAAATGACAACTGAAGACTCAGGATTAATCCTGCCCCCGGGCATCGCCCTACCAGCGCACATTCAAACGGCCACCCAGCCAGACGAAGATGCGGACAATGAAACCAAAGCAGGTGCACTGCCGACCCCAACAGGTTGGAAGTTGCTGTGCGTAGTACCAGAAGTCGATGAAAAGATCGCTGGCACAACGCTCGATCTCGTAAGAGATTATGCTTCCATGCAGCAAGACAGCCACGCCACAACCGTGCTGTTCGTGCTTCGCGTTGGCCCAGACGCGTATAAAGACACTGCCAAGTTCCCCAACGGTGCTTGGTGCAAAGAAGGTGACTTTGTGCTCGTACGTACATATTCCGGTACGCGTTTCAAAATTTTCGGAAAAGAGTTCCGTCTGATTAACGACGATCAGGTGGATGCTGTTGTGCAAGACCCTCGCGGTATAACCCGCGCATAAGGAGTAGAAATGACGGACGAATACAAGTTTCCGGACGAGCTCGAAGAAAGTAAAGTCGAGATTACAACGGACAACGACATTGAAGTCGAAATAATTGACGACACGCCTGAAAAAGACCGTGGCCGTAAGCCTTTGGACCGTGAGGTCGAAGACCCCACCGATGACGAAATCGAGAAGTACACCAAGGGTGCTCAAGATCGCATCAAGGAACTCACACATGCCCGCCATGATGAGCGCCGTGCCAAAGAAGCTACTCTGCGCGAAAAGCAAGAGCTTGAGCGTCTTGCACAACAGTTGATGGAGGAGAACAAGAGTCTCCGCCGTAACGTCAACACAGGTACTGAGCAGTTTGTAGCGCAGGCTAAGACTCTGGCCGAGTCAGAGTTGGACAAAGCCCGCCGAGAGTACAAGGCAGCACAGGAGTCTTTTGACTCCGATGCCATCCTTGCTGCTCAAGAAGCCCTCCTCGACGCCAAGATAAAAATGGAGGCAACGAAAAATTTTCGTCCAGCCCCTTTACAAGTTGACGAAGATGAGGTACAAACTAGCTATCGCGAATCCCAACGCGTACAACCGGACGAAAAAACCTTGCGCTGGCAAGCTAAAAACCAGTGGTTCGGAGCAAATGGGTTCGAAGAAGTTACCAGCTACGCATTAGGGCTGCATCAAAAACTAGTGAACTCAGGGGCCGACCCAAGGTCTGATGAGTATTTCGAGCAGATTGATGCTCGCGTGAAGAGTA